ATCACCACCTCGCCCACCGTATCCAGGCGAAATCCAGCTGCCACTGTCACCGGGGTAGCCTGTGGGGGGGCGTGTGCTGTTCCAACCAGCATTCCCCGGCGATCCTGTAGCTTGAAATTCGAACGTGTTCCATGTTCCGCTTGGACTGTAGAAGCCCGCACCGGGAGCGCCAGAACCGCCGCTTGCGGTATGGCAATCGCTGCCCCAGCAAACACTTGCGCTCTCGCCATCACCTCCTCGCCCACCACCGCCAAACATCGACCCGTGGTTCGCCATTTGAAGTCGTGAACGCGTGAAAAGCCCAGTTCCACCGACCTGAGCGGGGTACTCTCCTCTAACACCACCAATTCGGCCATAAGAGGTGATTTTCAGGACGTCATGGGGGATCGAGGAGGCAATTTCCAGCCGCGCAACATCAACACCGGGGTTGATGATGAGGTCAAGAGCGCCATTGCCACCCCAACCCGCAGCCACCGCCAGCGCCTCGATATTGGGGTTGTAGACACTCGCGGCGATCACGATGGTGACGCTACGGCGGCCCGACGACATCAGCCAGAAGCCCATCATGCTGTGTGCACCCCCGCGTAGAACATGTCCCATGCGTTTTGGCGCGCATAGATGAACGTCAACGTCACGATGTCGTTCGCGTCGTATCGGGGGAACGTCTGGAACTTCGGTGGGATGACATTGCCGGAAAACGACACGGCCCTGATAGCGCCGTTGCTGTAGATGCGCAGGGTGATGCGATCCCCAAGCTGGCGCCCTTGCGCCGGCAGCGTGAAAGTGACCGTGCCGTTGATCACCACATAGTGGATGCTGCCCTTGGCAAGATCTACAGCATACGAAGTGGTACCAGCTGGGACCGTAGCAACGTATTCTCGCTCCAGCATCGTGAGGTCTGTAATGACTCTCGCCCAGGCAGACGTCACCGAGTCGTGCTTGTTGCGAATGAACGTCCAGCCCTGAAACCCCACATCGATGCATTGACAAGCAATCTGAGTTGCCCTGTCTGGCAGGCCCATTGTCAACACGTTCCATGCATTCACACCCGGGTGCCCTGGCGGCCAATCTACCCCCACACCATCGCCCGAGTTGAACAGGGACCACTGGTTCATCGGCGCATCGATCATCCGACTCGTATGGTCGAACACCGTGGGCTTTCGAGAAGTGACTTCACTTGCCCTGGGGACTTGCCTGCCACTGGCATTAGGCGGGACCTCCAGGTGGCCGTCGAGCACGCCGCCTCCTATTGGCAGGAATGCGCCGGCAAACTCCCCCGGGCCAAGCTTCCACTGCGTGCCGGTCCAGAAGAACCAACGATCCTTCAAAGCCGGGTTGTCGCCCACGTTGACATACATGGAGCCAGGTGCGATTGGGCCGCCCTGGTTGTTTTTTTCAGGCGGGAGCGTCTTACCGCCGAGAAGTTTCTGGTCGACCTGCGCGGCGCTGGCCACCACCACTTGGGCGTGCCCTTGCGTGGCTTGTTCCGCCTGCACTGCAGTGCCCGCAGAGCGGCCTGCGGCATCACGGTAGTCCTTCGCATCTCGGGCATGATCCCCGGCTTGCCCTGCGCTGCCGGCAGCGTTCTCGGCTTTCCCGAAGATGACCTGCGCATTGAGATAGGCATTGGCAGCAAGAGCGCTCATGCCTACCTGGAATGGAGGCAGGGCCGACACGAACGCATCGCCTCGCGGGTCGAAGTTCTCCGGGTCGCTGAACGTGGGGGGTGTCGGTAGCGGCTGCACCGGCTGCGGTGCTACAGGTTCAGTGGGTGCGGTTGCCATGGTCAAAGCTCCTCGATCTCAATGTTTGCTTCTGCGTTGTGCACGTTGTCGGGCGTGTACTCCAGGCGCCGATACACGCCATAGAGCAGGACGCTTTCGTAGTAAGGGCTGTTGGGCTGGGTGGCCAGGCCGACCCAGAGTGCGGGAACCGCATTGAGCTGGTCTCGAAGACGCCGGAGGCGGTCGACGTTGTAAGCAGGCACGCGGAACGCTCCTGAGAAGCCCGGTACGGTGCGCCGCTGTACCAGCGACACGCCAGGCCGCAGCGAGCCGTCGAACTCGCGCTCGATCCTGGAAAAGTTCGACCCCACGATGTTCGGCCGCCAGCGCAGATCGCCCAGGTAGGCGGCGCGCCCGCAGACGATGTAGCCAACACTCGCCACGCCAGACGCCGGCAGGATCTCGATTTCAATCTCGGCCGAGGACAAGGGAGGCAGGCGCACAAAGGCAACAGCGCCGCGCTGCAGGAATGGGGCAGTGAACCAGTCGAACCAGCCATGAACCTCTCGGCGCAGCAGCCCCTCGGTGCGCGGCCCGAAAACGATGGCTCCGGCCTGGCGCACCGTGACACGGGCACTGTGGCCGACCACGCCATACAGGCCCAGTGTGTCCACGCGCTTTCCCACCCGCAGCTTGATGCGCAGCGGCTGGCCGTCCTTCTGAGTGGTCGCGGTACTCTCCGTGTACACGAACGCCGCAGACTTGTTGCAAGCACGGGTGTCTTGCCAAATCTCGGACGTTTTCTCGGGGGGCTCGGCGTTGGCAGCGTCTGTGCCGGCCGCGACTCGCTTGTAGACGCGCTTGGTCTCGACGCGGTGGCACAGCTCGTCTTTGGTCCAGGCCTGGCCCGCAGCCCACACCTTGCTGGGGTCCAGGGCTGCGACGCTGTGCGACACGATCTGTGCATCGCCGATGGCGTAGGGTTCAATGACGTGAAAACTCACATTGCCACCTTCAATCCAAAGTTTCCGCGCGCCGCACCCTCCAGCACCTCACGGGACCGCTGGCCATCGTTTGCAGCCCGGTTCAGGAGTTCCCACAGCTTGCGGTGGGCATCCACGATCTGCGACAGCAGGGCTTCGATGCGGCCAAATCCCGCGCCGTTTCCCCCGCCGCTGCCGCCCAGGATGGAGCGGGTCTGATCTGCCGACCAGTAGCGAGCTGGCCCCGTCACTTCCAACTCGGGGCCACGCTCGCCGACGAGCCGCGCGCCTCCGAGGTGAAGGCCACCGAACTCAAAACGCGGAATTCCGGCGCGATCAATGGCCGCATTCACATCGTTGAGGGAGTAGCCATACAGATATGCCAGGTCTTGTGCAGTCCCGCCCGCTTTCTGGAAATCCGCTGCAAGGCCAGCAAAATCACCAGTGCCCGACCATTTCTGGAACGTTGGTGCGAGCGCGTCCAGACGCTTCGTGTAGTCGTCGCCGGCATAGTCATAGACCACCACACCGCCCGAGAGCACCGCCGTTGGCGTCTTGTACTTGCCGCTGTTAGCTGGCGCAAATCCACCGCCACCACCACCCCAATCCGGCGTCGGCGTCTTGCTTCCTCCTGAACCTCCCCCGCCAAGTGCCTTATCGGGCGTGAGCAGGGCTTCAATGCGCCGGATTGCCTGGTCCACGCTCAGCGTGGCGTCGATGTTTTTGTTGGTGCCATCGATCTGCTTGCGCCAGAAGTCCAGCGCCTTGTCGTTCTGCGTGATTTGCCGCTCAATGCCTTCGGCGGTGCGCTGGGCATCGGTGAGCTGCTTGCCTCCGGTGTCGCTGATTTCGCTGAGCTTGATGGCCAGGGCCAGCTGGGCTCGCTCATAGTCCTGCACCGAGGCGAACGAGGCCTCTGTGATGCTGGATTGGGCCGCAGCTATCGCCTCGGTCAGTGCCGAGCTATCCACAGAAAGGCGCGAGCCTGATCGCAGCGACGCGAGGGCGCTGTCGATTGTTGCCATGGCTTGGTTGGCTTGCATCACCGCCGTGGCCTGGACATTGCCGCGCAGCTCGCGCACGGCAGTGCTTGCGGTTTCGACCACGCTGGACAGGGAATCCTCGAACTGCCGCAGATCATCCAGCCGCTGCTGTAGGCCGTCACGCTCGCGTTCGACGGCGGCCTGCAGGTTGGCATACGCGGCGTCGATTGCAGCTTTGCGCGCGTCCTCTTCCCGCTTTTTGGCTTCCTCAGCCGCCTTGGCTTTTGCCGCAGCCTCTTTCTCGGCCGCCGCAGCGGCTTCCTCCGATGTCTTCGTGACCGCCTTGAATGTCGTGTTGAGCTTGAGCAGTTCCGCGGCCGTCTCGGCCGACGATTTGCCAGTGCCTCCCAGAGAGCCCGTCAGCTTGTCCACGCCAGCAGTGAAGTCGGCGAGCGATGTGCTCGTTTTGGCCAGGTTCTCCAGGTCTGCCGTGAGCTTTCCGACGTCGGCCGTGCCCTCACCAACATTCGAGGTAACCCAGTCCTTAAAAGCCCCGGTCTTGGCCAGGTCCTTCAAGCCTTCCGCGCCGCCGCCCTTGGCGAACACCTCAGCCAGCGCTTTCGAATTCGCCTCTTCACCGCTGGCCGCCTTTAGCTTGTCTTCCACCAGTTTGCGGAACTGCGCTTGAGCGTCGTCTGCGTCCAGGTCAATGTTGACGCCCAGATCCTTGAGCTGCTTGTCCAACTCCTTTTTTGCTGTGGCCTTGCGCTCGTCCTCACTGTAGAAATTTTGGTAGAAGCTGCCGGCGTTGGCATTGAGCGCCTCGATCCCGCCCGAGGCCTTGATCAGGGACTCGAATGCCAAGTCGGTCATCTCAGCAAAGCCGGTGATCGTTTTACCGAGCTCCTCGAAGGAGCGGCCGATCAGCTCAATGGTCTGGAAAGCCGCCTGCAGGGCCTCCACGTTGGGCTCTTCGCCGAGGGAGTCCAGCGTGGTGCGCATCCAGCTTGGCAGATCCGCTTTCTTGAGCTCCGACACCAGCAGCGTGCCGAACTGCCCCATGTACGCCTTGTAGGCTTCCTCCGGGTTGCTGCCCAGGTCGCGGTTTTCAAAGCCAGCAAGCACCTGCCCAGTGACCTTGTCGATGATCTTGGCGTAGCCGTAGGAGTCTTCATCCTTGTAGCGGCCGTTCACCGCAAAGCCACCGACCAGGTCAACGTCCTTCACGCCTCCCTTGGCCCATTTGCCGAGATTGCCGTAGAGAGCCGACAGGCCATCCAAACTGCCCTTAAGCTGCTTTTCCAGGGCATCGTTATGGCGCTTGGTGAGGTCGTCGTACCAGTCGCCGCCGGCGCGGTCGAACAGACGCTCTGCGGCATTGTCATTGCCCACGCCTGCTGTGCTGTACGCGGCGCCACTGTGGTTGGCCCCGCGCGAGCCAAACGCCCCGCCCAGAGCCAGGGCGGCAATACCTCCCAACGCCCACCCCCAACCGGGAATCGCGGCGAACAGGGATGACATGCCCCCCGCGCCTGCGCCCGCCCCGGCACCGATGCCAGCACCCAAAGTGCCTGCACCAGCGCTCGTAGCAGTCAGCCCAAGACCGCCACCTGCTGTCAGGCCCAATCCACCGCCTGCTGTCAGGCCCAAACCTGACGCAGCTGCAGCGCCTGAACCACCCAAGCCCAGCCAGCCACCGATGGTGCTCGCCGCAGTGCCAAACAAGCTGTTGCCGGTCGCCAGAGAGTAGAGGCTGCTCGCGTTGCCAGCCAGCCCGAGCAATCCGCCACCACCGCCGCCGCCCACACCGCCCAGACCCAGGGCGTTCAGCCCTGTCTGTACCACGCCATTGATGACCATGGAAACCGGCGTCATGATCGCGCTGATGATCGGGCGCAGCACCAGCGTGTCGAACATGTTTTTGACGGTGTCCCGGAAGTTCTGTGCCCGGGATTTGCCGTTCTCAAAACCACGCATCAGCGCATCGGTCAGCGAGCGGTTGATCTCCTCCGAGCTGCGAGCCATATAGTTCTGGGTGGCCTTGGCCACAGTCGCTGCGCTTTCGATGCGCTGTGCCTGGTAGACCTTGTCCTTGGCCCGTTGCTTTTCTTCGGCGCTGACCGACGAGTTGTCGATGGCGGCGATTTCCTTGGCGTACTTCAGTTCGACCTGGCGCTGGGCCACGATCTTTTCGCGCTCCAGGCCCGTCAGTCCGGACAGAGCCAGCTCATCCGCGTATACCTTGGCCAACTCATTTGCGCTGCGCAGCAGTTCATCGGCGCGCTGGTTGATGGCCTTTACATCCCCTTGCTGTAGCGCCGCGAGCCAGCGTTTCTGCGCCTCTGTTTTGCGATCAAGAGACGCGACGAACTTTGGGTCGTGGTTGTCGGTCTGATCCGTTTCGGCGAGCCTGTTCTTGAGGGTGGCCAGCGTCATTTCCTCAATCGCGGTCTTTCCCTTACCAAAGACCGCATTGGCGGCCTCTTGCTCACGAGCACGGCCCTCAATAGCAACCGCCTCCTTCTCAAGAGCTTCTATGTCCTGCTGGTGCGTCTTGATCGACTTTTCGAGACCGTCGTTGGTGCGCAGTTGCACCGCGCGCTGGTCCGCCAGCGTCTGCATTTCTTTGAGGCGTGCGACTGTCTTCGCATCGGTGGCCACCTTCAACTGCTCTGCGATCTTCAGCGATTCGCGCTCAGCGTCGTTCAGGTCCGTTGCGCCGGCTCCCAGCTCGACCAACTGCTGGTAGTACTGCTTCGAGGCCTGCAGCTGGCTGCGCATGCGCGCCACGTCGCCCTCCGTGGCGCTGATCCGTCCAGTGGCGGCGCTGCCCTTCGGGTCCTTGTACTTTTGCTCGATGCCGGCGAGCAGCTTGTTGTACTCGTCGGTGGACAGCTCCAGCGTCTTGCGGTCGCGGTTGAGCTGGTTGATCTCATCTTGGCGGATCTGGGCACGCGTGCGCACTGCCTTGCGCATGGTTTCGATGCGGCCCCGGGCCTCGACCTCGGCCTGGTCCTTGGCCTGTTTTTCGGCCTTGAGCTGTGCCTCGGATTCCTGCGCTTCCAGTGGAGCGGCCTGGGCCTGCAGCTCGCCCAGTTCCTTGCGCAGACGGGCGATGGCAGCTGCACGGCCACGATTTCCGCCACCCGTGGCTGCTCCACCGCCCGTCTCTGAGAAACCGTCCACATACAGCAGCTTGTTCAACTCGGTGTTGGTGGCGTCGATCTTGGTGCGGATATCGGACAGCGAGGCGGCGCGGCCGATGTTGAGCATGGCGTCCCAGGCCCGCGCTGCTGTGCGGCCCAGGTTGTCCCAACCTCGCTCCAATGTGCCCATGTGAGAGCGCATTTCGGCCGAGCGCTCGGCCATGGCCTGGCTGTAGGTCCTCTGCGCCAGGCTGGCGGCCTCGTCTTGCTTGCCCTGGTCCTGCAGCGCCTTGATCTGCTTGTAGACCGCGTCGGTCAGGTAGTGGTATTGCTCATTGAGCTTGACACTGGCCTCCAGCGGCGCCTTGCCGAGCTGCTCCAGGTGCTGGACGGTGGACTTGACCGGCTGGCCCACGTAGCGCTCCAGGTTGATCGCCGTTTCCGCGAACTGCTGCAGGTTGTCGTTCGCCACGACGCCCGTTCCGGCCAGTTGCGCCAGCGCCTGAGTGGCCGCGCCCTGCGTCGTGGTCAGCTCCCCGACCGCGCGGGCCATGTCAGTGAGTTGCCCCACCGAGGTGCCAGCGGCGTTGCCCGTCATGACAACCTCGCGGCGCAGGATGTCGGCCTCGCTGCTGCCTTGCTTGTAGGCGAGCGCGACCGCACCGCCCACGGCCGCCAGCACGCCGAGCGCTGCAGCGGCCGGCGTGACTGCCCCCGCCATCGCCTTCAGCGCATTGCCCGCACCGCCAAACGAGTCCTTGATCTGCCCGCCTTGCTGGATGGCCACAAGCCAGATCGGCATGCCGCTGGCCATGCTGGTGACCACATCGGTCATCTGGGCGGGCAGCATCCGCATGGCTGCGGCGTGCTGTGCAGCCGAGATGGTCCCCACCGCGTTCGCCTTGGCCACCTGGTCAATGGCCCGAGCTGCTGCCTGGCTGGCCTGCTGCTGCTGTGCGCTCTGTGCCTGCAGGCCCGAGCCCGCGGATTGTGCAGCGGTGGCGACTGATGCCAGCGCCTGCTGGGCTTGCGCTGCGCTTGATGTCGTCGTGTCGGCCAGTTGCTTGGCCTGGACCGTCACCGCCTGCAGGCTGGCGGAGCTGGCGTCGCTGGACGTGCGGGCCGCTGCAGCAAACGCCTGCACCGCTGAACCGGCCCCAGCGAACTCGGCGTTGTGCTGCTGTGCATCTGCACGCACGCGCACGGAGACGACGAATTCATTGGGGCTGCTCATTGGTCAGGGTCTCACTGCTATTGGTTGCGCAATTTGCGGGCTTCGTCTTCCAGGGTCTGCACATCCCAGAAGACGCGGGGCCGGTGCTTTGGCTTGATTTCCAGCATTTGCATGACGGCCAGAAGGCTGGCTTGGTCAATGCCTTGGTAAAAGGAGCCCGTCAGGCCGGAGACCACGCGCCACTGGTGCCAGGTCGCCAGGTAGCACCGCCAGGCCACCCACTGCTCGGTTTCCAGCTCCACATCGCCATCCTCTTGGTCCAGGGGGGCGGTATCCGGCGCAGCTTCCCGGGCCTGGTCGGGATCAACGCCGAGCTGCTCCCACTGAGCGCGCAGCGCGGCGTCCTCTTCCTCCGCGTCCTCCTGCGGGGCCGCCTGCCTCAGGTGGTGGTGGCGGACGGCTCGTCGGAGTTTTTTTGCAAGGCCTACGGCGAGGTGGCGGCGCGCCGGGCGTCGACGTAGGCATTGACCAGGGCGGGCTCGATACCGTCCCACTCGTCGGCCAGTTCCGCGAGAGTGGCCAGCGAGAACAGCACTGGCTTGCCCTGCTTGTCCGTCAGTTCCCAGTCCACCAGGACTTCCTTCAGAAATTCCTCGTCATCGATGGGCTCAGCATCAATGCGCGACTGGATCTCCTCCCGGTCCTTGGCCGTGTGCTTGTGCTCTGGGTTGCTCAAGCGCTCGCTGATGATCTTGCGCACTTCGGGCGTCATGGAGTTGGCGAGGGCGCGCTGTTCCAGCTTCTTGCGGTCCTTGCGAGAAAGGCGTTTGAAGCGGGCCTTGAAGTTGATGATTTCGGGCTTGGCGTCGTCGCCAGGGATGACGAACTTGACGGGAGCCCAGAAGGCGCAGGAAGCGAGGATGACTGCCATGGGAGGTTTCTTTCTTGGATGGAAAACGGCGAAAAAGCAGCGGGGCGAGCCAGCGGCTCAGACGGTGATGGACCATTCGTCATTGCCCGCATCGGACGGAATGAGGCGCAGGGGGACGGTGATCATCTGGATGCCGTCCTGGTCGCTGAACGTGGGCTTGCCCACCTGGGCCAGCGGCGCAGCGACGGAGACGGTGTTGGTAGCGGCCTGGCCGTGCTTGAGCAGCAGCGGCACCTTGGCGGACACGCGCGCCATCTCGATCAAGTTCTTGGTGGCCACGCTGGTGTTGCGGAATGTGACGCTGGCGGTGGAGGCGCGTGCCGTGATTTCGGTGGCGTCCACGTTCATCAAGTCTTGCTTGACCACGGTATTGCCGAAGTCGAAGGCAAAGCTGCTGGTCGCAGCCTGGTAGCCGTCCAGCGACAGCGTCGAGTTCAGCTTGTTCACGCCCAGGGGCCGCTGGAACTTGCTGTAGTTGACGGCCGGCATGGAGCCTACTTCTTCCACAGGCAGGAATGCGCCCGTGAACTCGTATTGCCATTTGGGGATCTGCTTGGCGTCCACCTGTGCTTTGACGTTGCCCCGCGCGCCGGCCATCTTGTAGAGCTGCCCGTCGACCGTGGCGAAGATCGAAACGCTCTCGATGCCATCGGTGACCGGGGCGAACACAGTTTCGGTGGCGGGCGTGTTCGTCACGCTCGCCGCGCAGGCCCGCATCAGCACGGCCCAGCCAGGCAGATCGCCCGCCGTGCCGACGCCAGCAAAGCCCACGCTGAAGGCCACCTTGCGGTACAGCGTGACCAATGCGGTTTCGGATGCGCCGAAGTATGGGCGGATCACGCCCTGGTCCACCTCGTCGCCTTCGATGGGGGTGAGAGTCACATCGCTGACTTCAATGGCGTTGGCCGCCACCGGCACGACGATGGTCCCCGTGGTGGCCTCGATGGCGACCAGGATGGCCATTTTCTTGATGAACTTCGGAGTGCTCATGCTGCGGTTTCCTTCTTGGCTGCGGGTTGGACGGTGGCGCTGGCGGTGCCGTCGATGCGCTCACGGCGGCCATTCGTGACGGTGTAGAAGCCGCCTCGGCCGTGGTTGGGGTCTTTCGCGGGCGCGGCGGCCGGCGCGGGCTGAACCACGGCCAGGTCGCTGGCTCCGGTGGCGGCGCCGGGCGCCGTCGTGGCCGTGCTCTTGTCATTCGTTTTGCTCACTGTTCGCTCCTGAAATAGCCGGTCAGCAGGTACTCGTCGGCCCACCAGAGGCGGCCGTCGCCGGGAAAGTCGACCAGGTCGCCGCCCTGGAAGGTCACCGGCTCGCCTGTGTCGGGCTCGGGAACCCATCCGACCAGCGCCTTTTTGATGCGGCCACGCAGCGCGGCCAGGTCGAGGGCGCCAGCACCGCCCCGCGTGTCGATGGCCTCCACGGCCAGGACGATGCCCACCAGTCGGCGTTCGAGCTGGTCCACGGTGCCCGTGTGGGGCAGTTGGGTGCCACGCTCAGACAGCGGGATCACATAGACAGCGGGCACCGCACGGATGCCGTTCATGGCGCCATTCAGGCCTGCAGCTGCTTCGATCTCGCGCAGCGGCAGGTCAGCCAGGTGCTCACGCAGCCGTTCAAGAGTGGGCAGGACGTCCATGGCCTACCTGAACGCCTGGAGCTGGCGGCGCCCGAAAACGGGTTCGTCACCAGCAAAGCGCACATCCGTGCTGGTCTTCTGGGATGCGCCCTCGGGATCGTCGGCGCCCAGGCTGAACTTGCCCTGGGCGACCAGGCCCAGCATGCGCAGCGCGTCCTGGTAGTCGCGGCCGATGGGGTCCTTGGTCACGTCCAGCGAGCGGTCCTTGTTGAGCAGGTAGCGCGTGATGGCGCGGCTCCACACCATGAGCACGTTCTGGCCCGAGGTGGCGGGAGGCAGGGCCAGCGGCAGCTTGTAGCCGCGCTGGCCCAGATAGCCGTCGATCAGCGCGCTGGCCTCGCCGATGGCGTCCTGGACACGCGCCAGCACCACATCCGCAGCCTGGACTTCCTCGGCCGTCCAGGCGCTGCGGTCGCTGCCGCGCAGCGTGGCGTCCATGAGCGCATCGCTGCGCACCATCTGGTGCGGCAGGGAGGCCACCTGGGCGATTTCGCGGGCGCCTGGTCGTTCGGCCAGGTCGGCGGGTGTGATGTAGGCCATGGTTCAAAAAAAGAGGGTTGCCGGGGAGGAGGTGGTGGTCGGGCTATCCGCCCCCGGCCGCAGACGCGGCGAATGCCGCACGCCACTGGGGGTGTCGGGTTACAGCCAGCTGGAAACCAGGGGCTTCAGGCGGTCCTTGAGATCGTTGGATTCCGTTGCGGTGCCTGCGGCGTTGGGCACCAGGTCAGAGGTCAGCAACTTGCCGGCCTGGCGCTGCAGGATCGAGGGCACCACCAGCACCGTGGCCTTCAGGCCCAACTGCCGGCCGCCGTCACCCTTGCAGCCTTCAATGGCGTTGATCGCCGCCCAGACGTTGTCCGCCGTCAGTTCCTTGTTGCAGGCATAGGCCATCTGCCAGAAGCCGAATCCCACGTTGCAGCGCGAGTCCACGCCGTACACGAACTCCTTTTTGCTGAACACGTTGGGGTCGGTTTCAGCCGTGAGGGCAACGAAGTTGGGCTTCTTCCGATCCTGGAAGATCAGCGGCTTGAGGGCGCGCGTCGTGTCCAGAACGAACCAGAGCGGGCCGTCGCCACTCAGGTCGGCGTTGCTGTACGCAACGCTTTTGCCTTCCTTGTTCTTCACCGGGTGGGAATCCGAGAAAAAGGGCTTGCCGTCGTAGCACTTGGCGGAGACCCCCTCCTTGAGCAGGGCGAACGTCAGCTCATCGGGCTGCGCTGCAGCAGCGCGGCCCAGCTCTTCCACCATCGGGCTGTAGACGCCAAAGGAGTCGTCCTCGATGGCGGTTTTGGGCACGCCCACCGTCAGCTCGAATTCCTTGTTCTTGATGGTGTAGCCGTGGGCTTCGAGACCGTGAACGACGCGCTCGCCCACCCACTCGCGCATGCCGGGCATCTTGCCCAGCCATCCGTACTCCTCGGAGCCCGACGTACTGGGGACCCGCGTAGCGATCTGCAGGTACTGGCTTGCGGCCTGGCCCAGGCCGCTCTGGAAAGTGGTCTTGTAGCCCGTGAAAAGGGTTTTCAGGTTTGCTGGTGTGATCTGCATTGCAATGCCTCTGCGTTGATGGGGAGCGGCCTGGGGTCAGGCGGTGGTGGGCACGGCGGCGGTGCCGATGACGACCCAGACGCCCACGTCGTCCACGTCGATGACTTCGCCCGCGATGCTGGAGCCGGTCTTGGCGACGGTGTGGTCGTCGGCGACGTAGGCGTTGGCGCCGATGTCCGCGCGCTTGATCTCGGCGGCGCCCGCGCTGTTGTCGAAGCGGAAGGTGGAGCGCTCGCCGCGCACCAGGCTGTCGCCAACTGCGGCACGGCAAGTGGCCACGGCGCGCACGGGCTTCTTGTCGGCGGCCACGGAGGGCTTGGCTGCGCCAGTGGCGTCCAGCGTGTACATGGCGCCAGCCATGATGGCGGCGGCGATGGGGTCGCCCACCTGTACGGTGGCGCCACGGCGCGGGGTGTTGCGGTCTTCGGTCAGGCTGGGCATGGTGGTCCTGCGGGGTGGGTTTCAGGGAGGCGCAGGCTTAGGCGCTGGCCTTGGTCTTGGCGAAGGCTTCGGGTTCGATGCCCATTGCCGAGCAGGTGGCCAGCTCGTCTTGGGTCAGGCCGCTGGCCCCGGTGGTCTCTACGCCATTCGGCGTTTTGCCGCCGGTCTGGGTGCCGGACAGCGCTGCGACAGGCGGGGCCTTCTCCAGATAGGCGCTGAGCGCCGCCAGATTGGCCTTGCCCAGGTCGCGCGCCCAGGGCTCCAGCGCCGGCAGGAGGCGGCCATCGGCCAGCGCTGGGGCGATCAGCTTTTCGACTTGGTCGGTCTGCTGCTGCGCCGTCAGAACGGCGAGCTGGCCCTGCACCTGCTGCAGCGCGGAGACGGGCACGAACTTCTCCGGGTCAGGCGTCTTGGTGGTCAGGGCACTGCAGGCAGCAGTGACCGCAGGGGCGCCGTCTTCGGCCTTGAGCGCCAGCGCCTGGCGCGCGGCATCGGCGATTTCCTTGTGCGCCTGCACGGCCGTCAGGGCAGCCTGTTCGGTCGTGGTTTCGGGCAGGCCCAGCTTGGCCAGCAGCGTAGAAAGCAGCGTCATGGATTCCTCGGAGGGGGTCTTGGTGGGAGAAAACCGCGCCGATGCCGCCGCCTGCATGGCGTTGAGCGCCTGCATGCCGTGAATCGCCGGGTTGTTGGTGAATGCGCCCATAGTCACTTTCAGCACTTCCCCCGTGTCGGGCGCATAGAGGAACACGGGGCTGAAGTAGAGGTACTCCTCGTCATCGATGGCCTGTTTGGCGTGTTTGGTCAGCGTGGCCTCGGCAAACAGGCCCTGGCCCTCGATCCAGCGCAGGCCGTGAATCCAGCCCGCAGCCGGCGCGGGCTGGCCGTTGGCTTCCTTGTGGAGGGTCTGGTGCTCGTAGTCGATGACCAGGGGCTGCTCGGCGTTGTGGCGGCTGATGACCTGGGCGGCGATGGCGGCATTGATGCGCCATGCGGGCACGTCCATTTCGCGGCCATCGCTGGGGGTGAAGTCCTGGCCAGGTGTGACCTGCAGCAGATAGCGGCCGTTGGCATCGGGCTGGGCCAGCGCGGCGAAGCTGCAGGCGGCCACAGCGGCGCAGCTGGCGGCCAGGGCGGCACTCAGAACGGCGATGCGGGGTGTTTTGGAGGACATGCCCGCCATGGTCGGCGGCGGGGGCGCTGCGGTCTTTTGGCCGAGGGCACAACATGCCCCGGCGTGCGCGGACTACTCGGCGCTGCGTTCGACCAGCCAGGCCCGGATGATGTCGCGGATCTCCGAGGTGTCCTCAGTGCTGAGCCCGAGATAGGGCCGTGCAGGGATTTCGACCTGGGCCAACAGCCGGCCGCCGAAGGCCAGCGCCTTGCCCTTCCTGGGCTTGATGATGCCGCCGAACTGGTGGATTGCGGCGTATTTCTGATTGCTGCCCACGGCCACGGTGTTGGCGTCCTGCACCTGGTAATGGATGTAGCGGCGCAAGTAGCCGCGCAGCGTCAGTATCTTGCCCTTGTTGTACTTCTTGGCCTCCGCGTACTGCGGACTGAGTGGCGCCCAGGGCGTGCCGTCCGGGGCCGTCTGGGTCTTGAAGCGCTGCTGCGTGGACCGCTGCAAGTACTCCCCGAGGCGGGGCATGAGCGGGCCGGTGTCGGGTGCGGCCTGGCGGGCGTGGGCGGCCAGTACCTGGGCGTCGTCAACCTGGATTGTCAGGTGGGGTGCAGCCATGGTCCGAATCTCCTAAAATGCAAGAACTCATCAGGGGGGAAGACCGTGCCAGGCCAACCGACCCCACCCCTGGAGGAACCCAGCATGTGGCGCCGTGCTGGGTTCGCCATTTCTCGGCCAGCTATTGCTGGTCCCGGGCATACAGGCGAAGGCCCACGCGCCAATCGTCGGCGGTCTGGACAGCGCCCTGAAACGCCGTGACGCCTGCCCACCCGTCGTCGCCCCGCTCAAACACCACCAGCGCCGGCACCTCCTGCCCCTCGCCAGCGAACCGCGCGATGTACCGGCGCCGCACCACGGCCTTCTGCAGCGCGTACATCCACTCCAGGCGCACCCATACCTCGTCAGGGTCCTGCAGCGCCTGGGCCAGCAGCGGCAGGAACTGTTCGCGGCCGAGCTTGAGTACCTTCCACTCGCCTGCCGCCGTCTGGAACAGTTCCTTGCCGACCACTAGGCGCTCGCCAATCACGTCGCGCACGATGGCCGGCTGCTCCAGCGTGGCGCCCAGGGGCTCCAGGAACCCGCGCACGTAGGCTTCCGGCGCCAGCCCCTGGGGCAGCAGCACGTCGGGTGACACGGGCCGGGGTGGTGGCAGTGGCTCCGCAGGGCGCAGGTTCGGCAGGCCGTGGCCGCCCGCGCTGCCAGGCACAGGGGGATTCGGCTTCTGCGGCGGGATCGCGCTCACCAGCCTGGCGCTGCCCGGTGCGTACTCGAAACCCGGGTCGATCCCCTGCGGCACCGTGACCGTGCGCGGCCCGAGGGGACTGCGCTGGCCTATGGTGTGCTCCACCAGCTCGACGCCGGGCGCCTGGTCGGGCCCGGCCTTGCCCAGGTGCTGCAGGTCGCGTGGCCACAGCC